GAAGTAGTGACGTTGGTCCGATGCCTCGTTCTCGCGCTCTATCGCCGACACGCCCGAGATCGTCGGGGTCGACACAATGAATATCTTGCGCCGAGAGAAGGTTCGCGTTCTGGCTTCCGCCAGAGAGATCGCATCGCCTTCCCCTTCCACATCCAGCGGATAGCCGTCCACCTCATCCAAAAACAGGTACCGAACCGGCATTGAGCGCAAGCCCACTGCGGAGTTCGCGCCGGTCATGACCAGCACGCCACCCCTGAATTCCTTGGCCAAGATGGTATTGCCCGCGTCCCGACTGCGTGCCGGTGCGATCAGTTCGGCCAGCACGGGCGACTCCTCGATCAGCGGGTCAATGCGCTGCTTGGAATTGCGCTTGGCCATGTCGACCGTGGGCGAGACCGCCATCATGGGGCCAGGGGCATGGTGGATCACGTAGCCGATCCAGTTGTTGCCCATCTCCGTGTTGTGGGTCGGTATCCAGCCATTGCCACACAGGAACAGGTGGTCGGAAGAATCGACTGCGATACAACGCACCGGCACGCTGGCGACTTCTCGAATGGCAACGATGGCACGTCTGCGACTCTTCCATAGGCGGGCGTTTTCGATCGACAGCATGCGTTGCAGCTTTCGCTGCAGGCGAAACATGGGCTCTTCCCGGTACGCAGTCCACGATACCCGCCACGCTTTACGGCTGACAGATTCGCGCCCGTTGATGAGTGTTTTCTTGGCCGGACTGGTGTAAACCACAGGCTTGTATCCAAGGCTGCGAAGCAATTCAACCATCGCATCGACAAGCCGCCTATCGCTATTGCTAAATTCGCACCGCGATCCATCTGGCGTGATGCTGCCATCGCTGTCCATCAGACCACGCACCAAGTCCAGTCGCTGACCACGGCCCGACCGGAGGTAGGCATTGGGCACGTGCTTGTTGCACAGCAAATCGAACTTGCGCAGCAGTTTTGTGAATTGGGATGCGCCACAACTTGCGACCGCCAATCCATCAGCATCCGTAATCCTGAAAGTCGGATCAATCACGACGTTGGCGCACTTTCCTTTGCGCCAAACAGGCAGACGGAAATGGGCTTCCACCCCACAGTCGGCCAAATGCGCAACGATGTCGCCGTCGTCTTCATGAACACTCAAATGGTTCATCCATGACGATCCGTCTCCCAGCCACAAACCCAGGAGGTAGGGGTGAATTGGAAGATCGCGGTTTGGCAACTCAATGGGCTTGCAAACATCAATGGAATAGCGCCAACGCTTTCCACTCGTAAATCTCTCACGTCCCACCATTTCAGCAGTGGTCGTCGTTTGCTTCTTGATGCCCGCATAGCTGTATTGCCATACCGGCCAGCGATGCTCAGCGTCGGCTACGACGCGCTCGCCGTCTTCAAATTCAATCTCGTAACAGATGCGCTCAAACAGGATGTCTGACACACCCAGTACGCGAACCGGCCAACCCTCAGGGTCGAACACGAAGTCTCCCTCGGCGACTTCACCCATCGTGGTCCATCCCGCCGGTGTCGGTATGGGGGTTGTCAGTGCCAACGGCGCGCCCAGCTGGGCCGCCTTCATGAACACCACCCGCTCCACCGGCGAGGTGGGCGACAAGCAGTCCATGATGTCTTTAAGGTACGGCGTGCGGCTGGTGCGCCAGCGACCGGGCTCCGCCGACGCTTTTGAGGACAACATGCGGTGCCGGTCTGACCACTCGGATACAGACAACAGCGGGTCGGGAGTCAGGCCTTCGCGCCAGGCGCGGTCAATCTCAACAGCACCCTCGTAATGATCAGTCGTATTTGATTGCATTGAATTTCAGTCCACTCGTGGTCGCATGTCACCGAGCTCCTGCAAGTGCTCACGAACCGCGTTTTCTAGCGCGACGTGCATGGGGTGGGGGTCAAGCCCCAACTTGACCGCCATCTGCGCCGATACGCGTGCGGGCCAGTTCAGCCACGCATCGCGTTCAGACCGGGCCAACTTGAATACGTGGGCGATGGCCTGTGGACGGTCCACCAACTCACCTTTGAGCCTGGCCAAGCGCACCTTGTTGGTTTGCGCCTTGACCACCTCGTTGACCGTACGCGCCTGTAAGAGCGACGTACCACTACCACTACCACTACCACTACCACTACCACTACCACCAGCGCCGCCGCCGTTGCTGCCACCCGAATTGCTGCCTTGACTTGCTGATGAACCAGATCCGATGGAGTCTTCCGTCGAACCCGATGCCACTGCAGCAGCGGATACGTCGCCTTGTGGAAATTTGACAGTTACCGCCTTTTGCTTGGTTCCCTGTCTTGGCGAGTCCGTGTTGCGATCCCACTCCAGGTCGGCGCGGTTTGCGTCGACCGTGCCATCAGGCTCTGGCGTTATGCGTCCGCTTCGGATGGCCTTATGGACGGCGGTATCTGTGACCCCGCGATGACGGGCGTAGGCGCGAATCGATAGTCCCATGGGGTAGGTATGTGGTCTTCATGAAGGATGCGTGTTGCGTCAGTGGCATCAGGCAAAGATGCAAATTTGCAGAAGATTGCTTTGTTGGTTCGAAGCAAAAAAAGATTCAAAAACTGTTCGAAATTGACTTGGCTTTACAAGCAGACAGCGCGTTACTAGAGGCATCGCAACACACCAAACGGATAAGCAAATGAACACCATCAACGCCCAAGTCACAGACACCAACCACCGCACACGCGGCGAGATGCAGATCAAAGTGACCTTTGACCAGGTTGGCCCCTTGATCGTTGAGCACGACGGCAAAACCTACAGCTACACGCAGAAGGCTGGCACTAACCTCAAAACAGGCCTGGCGGTGCGCGAGATGGCCACCTGCGACGACGCCCGCCTTTGGATCACCCTGGACGGCGCACAAGTCTGGGAAGACTAAACACCACCCAAAGCAACACACCTTTTTCAACACAACCCCAACCCGAGAAAAAATCATGACCACCACCCAACTCACCGCAACCCAAACCAAAGTCCTGCAACATGCGCTGGACCACAACGACGGGCGCATTGACTGGTTCCCCGAGAGTGTCAAGGGTGGCGCGCGCAAGAAGGTGCTCGACGGGCTTTTCAACCGCGCACTGATCACCAGCGACGGCGGCATCAACTGGTATGTTGCCGCCGAGGGCTACGACGCCCTTGGCTGCGCCCGGCCCGGTTCTGCGCCTGTTACACCAATGCCTCACCTCGAGGCCGACGTGGCCGCAGCCGAGGCCTCCTGGACGCAACCGCAAGAGGTCGAACCCGCAACGGCGGCGACAGCGACATCAACAGTGACTGTGGTGGCCACAGAGCAGAAGACCCGCACCCGCGAGAACAGCAAGCAGGCCACCGTGATCAGCATGCTTAAACGCCCCGAGGGCGCAACCATTGCGCAAATCTGCGAGGCAACCAGCTGGCAAGCACACACCGTGCGCGGCACCTTTGCCGGAGCGTTCAAAAGGAAACTGGGGCTCAGCATCACCTCAGACAAAACCCAGGGTGGAGAGCGTACCTACCGGGTGGCCTAACAAAAAATGATTCAAAACAGATGCCAAAAATGCTTGGCTTCCTTCTCAAACAGCGCGTTACTACGGGTGTCGCAACAACTAACCAACCGGAGTCCAAAATGAACAAAACCCCAGTCGCCATCCCCACCACCACCAACGAGTCATGGGGCTTTTGGGGCACCATGAACGAAAAGGCTCAATCAGCCTGGCCCTTGGCGATGACTGCAGTCGCAGATGCTACCGGCCAATCGCTTGAGTCGGTCCAGACTTTTCTGGACAGCCGCCATGGCCGCCACTTTGCAGACGACGTCAACAACGCATTGTTTGTCGGTGCCAATCTGCAAGATGCCGTCAAACAGGCCATTGAGCGTTGGATGACCTGGTCAATCAGCCGCCAAACCAGCAAGCAATACGGCATCCCCAAGGGACTGCCTTACCTCACCGGGTTTGTGGTGCAAGCCACCATCGACGAAGAACTCGCCGCCTGACGCAAGCGCAGGGTCTCAAACACCCTGCGCAAGAAGTAACTGCGAACCAGCGACACGCCGGTGAACACCAGACCAATCAGCAGGTTCTGGTTCAGGCTGGCATGTAAGCCAAACAGCGGAAACACCAGCATTTGCGTGGTCACGGCCACGCCGTAGCCAACCACCACGTTGGCAATTGACTCCACCAACGACATCCAGCGGGACTGTTTCACGGTGCAGTCTCCACAGCTTGGGGCTCTGCCGCCAAAGTATTTCTGGCGCAGTCGTCGAATAATTTTCCATCAGACTCACGGGTGGCTTGTTTGCCGGTCCAGTCCTGCCAGCGGCGCACGATCACGTCCACATACTTCGGATCGAGTTCAATCATGCGCGCCAGACGCTGGGTTTTCTCGGCAGCGATCACGGTGGTGCCAGAGCCGCCAAAGGGATCCATCACCGTGTCCCCGGGCTTGCTGGAGTTGCGAATGGCTCGCTCCACCAACTCCACTGGCTTCATGGTCGGGTGCAAATCGTTCTTGTGGGGCTTTTTGATCTGCCAGACATCACTCTGGTCGCGGTCACCACACCAGTGGTGTTTGCCACCCTCGGCCCAGCCGTACAGAATCGGTTCGTACTGGCGCTGG